TTACACGGGCGAAACCGGCGTGACCCCGACCGCTTTGCCCGCTGGGCAGAAGGTCGCCGTCGATTACGTCGAAACCGGAGTCGCTGCCAACAGCGGCCTCACCATCGCGAAACTTCGCCAAGCCGCTTACCTCCTCAACGAGGCGGAAGTGGACGACAGCGATCCTCGCGTCCTTGTTGTGTCGGCCAAACAGATCCAAGACCTGCTTCGCACCACGGAAGTTACTTCCGCGGACTTCAACAGCGTCAAGGCTCTTGTCCAAGGCGACATCGACACCTTCCTTGGCTTCAAGTTCCGCCGTGTGGCGTCGTCCTTGCTGCCTTACAACTCCAGCACTGGTGTCCGCACCTGCTTCGCCTACGTCCGCTCCGGCCTCAAATTGGCCGACGCCGGTCGCAAGGTGCATGTGGACATCCGCGCCGACAAGAGCCACGCCCTGCAAATCCGCACCGTGGCCAGCCTTGGCGCGACCCGCATGGAAGAGAAGAAGGTCGTCGAAATCGCAGCCGACGAGGTTCTCTAAACCACAACAACCAACCATAGGAGAATCATAATATGGCTACGTTCTACACCGACATCGCTCCGAGCGATCTGACGCTTAACGTCAAAAACCGCATCGACGGTGACCTCGTCACCGGCAATGTGGTCTACGCGCAAGCGACCTACACATGCACCGGCACCGAAGCGGCGAGCGGCGACAACATCGAAGTTGCCGTCCTCCCCGTCGGCGCTATCCCGCTGCCCGAACTGTGGCGCGTCAACAACGAGGCGTCCTTGGGCGGCTCCGTCGTGGCGCTCCCGACCATCGGGGACGCCGGTGACGCCGACCGTTACAGCGCGACCTCCATCTCGCTGAACAGTTCGACCGCCGGTTCCGCCGCTGTCACCCCGAACATCGGGGCCAGCGTCCTCCCGCGTTATGCGGTCACCGCCGACACCCAGCGTGTCATCGCGGCGATCACCCGCACCAACGCGGTCACCGCAGGCAAGAAGATCAGCTTCCTGCTCGCGTTCCGCATGCCCTAACGGCTCACACGCGCTGGCAGGCCGCGTCTAAACGCCTGCCACTTTTTAACTTTTCATGGCCGACGAAACCTCCATCTGCAACTTGGCTTTGGCCAAGCTGGGCATCAGCCCGATCATGGCGCTGACCGACGACAGCAAGCAGGCCCAGTTTTGTAATCGTTTCTACGCCCAGACCCGCGACGAAGTCCTGCAAGGCCACCGCTGGAACTTCGCCATGCGCCGCGCCGCGTTGAACCAACTGGCCACCGCCCCGCAGAGCGAGTGGGCCAGCGCCTACCAGTTGCCGGTCGATTGCCTGCGCGTCGTCCAACTCAACGGCTACGAACCCAACGAAAGGCTGGGGGAGTTCAGCGTCGAGGCCGACCACCTTCTGACCAACGCCGAGGAGGCCAGTATCCGGTATATCGCCCGCGTCGAGGACGGATCGTTTTACCACCCGCTTTTCGTTCACGCGCTGGCCACCATGCTGGCCTCGCGCTTGGCAGGCCCGCTGACCGGAAGCCGCAACATGCCGCAAGAACTGCTCCAAGAATACGAGGCGTTGACCGGCCCCAAGGCCCGCATGGCCGACGCTTTTGAGGAGCGTCTGCGCCGCAAGATGCCGTGGACGAACAGCGACCTTGTCGCCGCCCGCTTCACCAAGTTTCCGAGCAGCCAGTAGGCCATGCCGAACCTCCTCGTCACCGCGCTCAACGCAGGGGAGTTGTCGCCCTACATGGACGCCCGCAGCGACGTCGAGAAGTACCGCAGCGGTTGCCGCACCTTGGAGAACATGATCGTCCTGCCCTACGGCGGCGTCTACCGGCGGGCCGGAACCGAGTATCTGGGCAACGCCAAAAACGACGACCGGCAGTGCCGCTTGATCGGATTCAACTTTTCCGTGACGACCCGCTTTGTTTTGGAGTTTGGCCACCAGTACATCCGCGTGTGGGGCAACAACGGGCCGGTCCTCTCCGGCGGCTCGCCTTTGGAAATCGTCAGCCCCTACCAAGAGAGTGAACTGCGCGAAATCCAGTATGTTCAGGTCAACGACATCATGTACTTGGCGCACGCCAACCACGCGCCGCGCAAGCTGACCCGCTTGGCCGACACCAACTGGACGCTGGCCACGGTGAAGTGGAAATATCCTCCGCTCCTTGACCAAAACATCACCGCGACAACCATCGCTTCCTCCGCGGCCTCTGGCACCGCCACGCTGACCGCCAGCGCCTCGACCTTCCAGAGCGGCCATGTCGGTAGCCAATGGGCTATCCAGTGGCCCCGCAGCAGCGGATCGATCAGCGAAACCATCGACAGCAACAAGACTTCGACCGCCACGCTCGACATCCAAGGCGGCTGGACACTGACCACCGTCGGAACATGGATCGGCACCGTGCGCCTGCTCCGCATCCCGCAGAGGGAGATGGACGAGGACGGCGGGGCGGGCTTCACCGCCTACGAGGTGGTGCGCGAGTTCAACTCGCTGACCACCGCCCGCAACTTCACCGCGACCGGCACCGAAACCGAGCGCGTGGGCCTCAAGCTGCAAGTGCTTAACTACAGCAGCAACACCAACGCCCGCGTGTTTTTGGAATCAACCGACTTCAATTCCGGAGGGACGGTCACGATCAACAGCGTGGCCAGCGGCACCAGCGCCGGAGCCACGGTGGACAAGTGGCTGGGATCGACGATTACCGGCACCGCCCAGTGGAGCGAGGCCGCTTTCTCCGGTGTGCGCGGCTACCCGCGGGCCGTGGCCATCCACGAACAGCGCCTGTGCTTTGGCGGAACCGCCCACCAGCCGAACACCGTTTGGTGCAGCAAGACCGACGACTTTGAGGACTTCCAACTGGGCAGCGCCGCCGACAGCGGGTTGCAGTTCAGCGTGGCCAGCAGCGAGGGCAACCGCATCGCGTGGATGTTCAGCCAGAAGCGCCTCATGCTGGGGACTTCGGGCGACGAGTGGACGATTGGCGGGGCGGACAGCGGTCAGCCGTTTAGCGCGACCAACATTCAAGCGCAGAAGCAGTCGTCTTTCGGCTCCAAGACCATGCGGGCCATCCTGCTCAACGACGTCTTGCTTTTCGTCCAGCGCCGCGGGCGCAAGGTGCGCGAGCTAACCTACAACTTTGACCGCGACGGCTGGGTTGCGCCGGATCTAACCGTTTTGTCCGAACACATCACCGAGGGCGAAATCGTCGAACTGGCTTTCCAACAGCAGCCGGACGCCATCCTCTGGGCGGTGAGGGGCGATGGCCAACTGGTGGGCATGTCCTACGAGCGCGACCAGAACGTGGTCGCATGGCACCGGCACACGACCGACGGCGAGTTTGAGTCCGTCGCCACCGTCTACGGACTCTCCGGCGCGGACGACGAGGTGTGGTTCTGCGTCAAGCGCACGATTGGCGGGCAGACCAAACGCTACATCGAACGCTTCAAGGCCGACAACCGCGCCAACTTTGAAGCCCAGACCAAGGCCGACTGGTGGTATCTGGACTGTGCCAAACGCTATTCCGGCGCGGCCACCGCGACCATTACGGGACTTTCGCATCTTGACGGCAAGACGGTGGGCATCTTGGCCAACGGGGCCGTCCAGCCGGACGAGGTGGTCGCCAGCGGGCAAATCACCCTCGACCGAACCTTTACCAAGGTGCTGGCCGGTCTGCCCTTCACCTCGACCATCCTGCCGATGAAGTTCGACTTCGATCTGCAAGACGGCTCGACCCGCGGACGAACCAAGCGGATCAACCGCGCCGAGGTCAGCCTCTACAAGTCCTTGGGCGGGGAGTTCTCGACCGACGGGACCGAGTGGCTGTGGGTGTATCCGAGAGATTTTGACGACCCCATGGACGCCAGTCCGCCGCCCTTTTCCGGCGATGCCGAGGTGGTCATCGCGGGCAACTACTCCGACGCGAGCGACCTGTATCTCCGGCAAACCCTGCCCTATCCGCTGACCGTCCGCGCTCTGGTCGTAAAGCTCGACGCCTTTGGCGATTGACATTAGTGTGATTTGACTAAACCCATGAGTGACCCGCTGCTACAGCTTCGCATGTATGATCCGGATAAAGATCACCCCATGATCATGCAGTGGTGCGTTGACCACGGGCATGTCGGCATCCCCGCTAATGTTCTGCCCAAGCTGGGCGTGGTAGCACAGGCCAACGGCGAGGATGTCGCCGCGGTGTGGCTCTACATGGACAACTCGACCGGCGTTTGCTTTGCCGAGTACCCGATCACCAAAGGGGGGGTTTCCGTCAAACTCGCCAAGAGTGCGCTTTTGTTCGCTTTGGCGTTTCTCAAGGCCGAGGCCAAAATCAATGGATATTGGATCATGCGCGTTTTCACCATTCCGGCCATTGCTCGCACCTTGGAAAACGCCGGATTTCGCAAAGACGTCAAGGGCTTGATTGGTATGGCTTGCCCACTTCTGGAGGACTGTGATGGGAACGGGAACTGAAATCATCGCCGCCGCCGCCATTGTTTCCGCCGTTGCCAGCGTCGGAGCCGCGGGCGTGTCATTTTACGGCCAGCAGCAGCAAGCCGCTGCCGCCTCGCGCATGGCGCAATACAACTACGCCGTCGCCCAGCAGCAGGCCCAAGTGCAGGCGCAGGCCGCGCAATACCAAGCCCAGCTTTCCTACAACCAGAGCGTCATGGCGGCGGATGCCGCGCAGGCGCAATACCAAGCGCAACTCAACAACGCCGCGCAGTATGACAACCAAGCCCTGCGCGTCGAGCAGGAGGCCCGCGAACGCGCCCGCCGCATGCGCGAAGAAAACGAGCGCATGCTGGGCGAGCAACGCGCCCGCTACGGCAAGGCGGGCGTGACCAGCGCCGGATCTCCCTTGGCTATCATGGCCGAAACCGCCGGACTTTTGGAACTGGGCGTGGCCGACGAACTTTACAAAGCCGACATGGAGCGCAGCGCCTTCTACCGCAAGGGCGAGGCCGAGCGATTCCAAGCGGGCTTCTCGCTCCTCGACAAAGCCGCCGCGGAATACGAAATGGCCGCGTCACGCTTCCAAGGCAATGCCGCCCGCCAAGGCTACGCGCTGGCCATGAACACCGCCCGCGGCGAACGCATGGCTACCAACAACCAAGCCAGCGCCCTCCGCATGGGCAGCTACGGCTCGCTCCTGCAAGGCGCGGGCGATGTGGCCAACATGGGCTTCAACTACGGAGTCTACCGCGCCGGATAATCTCATGGCCAACATTCCCATCGCCAACATCCCCAACGCGCCCCAGACCGGCAACAACGCGGTGCTGACCGACCCGTCGGCCATCCGCGCCCCCAACTTCCGCAGGGGCGGGGCCATGATTGCCGAGGGGGTTAACATGCTCCGGCAGGAGAAACTGCCCGCCGCCGCCTTCGACGCGGGCGGCATGGGCGCGGGACTGGAGGCGCTGGGCAACGCCGGTAGTAATGCCGCCGCCGCCTTTGGAGACTTTGCCGTGCGCCTTGGCCGCGCCAACGACGAGGCCCAGATGGCCGAACTCGACGCCATCAAGACCGATCTGCTCTCGCGCTTTGAGGAAGAAACGCTGACCAAGCCCGCCGATAAGTGGGGGGAAGTTTGGAGCAAATACGACGCGCAACTGGTGGACAAAGCCAGCAAGCTGCCCATGAGCAGCCCGCTTTCGGCCAGCAAGCGCGATGCGGCGGTCAAGAGCCTGCGACTGCAAACCGCCGCACAAGTCCGATCCAGTTCGACCAAGGCTCTGGTGGGCAACTACCGGCAGAGCGTGATGAACGCCGCGCAGCGGGCCTTCAACGAGGGTCGCATCGAAGACAGCATGGCCTTTGTTAGACGCGGCGTGGCTTCCGGCCTCTTGAGCGACGAAGAAGGCGAGAAAATGATCATAGGGTTTGAGGAAGACGGCAAAGTCGCCACCATGACCCAAGCCATCCAGCAGAACCCTGCCCAGTGGCGCGGCGAACTGGCCAAGTATCAGAAGGAAGGCAAGAACCCGCACAAGCTGCGACCCGAACAGGTGCTGCAATTTCGCCGCATGGCCGAGGGAACGCACGCGCAGCTTCTTGACGACCTTAATAACGAGATGCTCACGCGTCTGGAAACCGACAGCGCCGCCATCACCAACGACCAAATCGAAGAGTTCTACACCCGACCCGACATCGATGCTCCGCGGGAACTCATCAACAAGATGAAAGAATACCGCGGCTTCAAGTATGCCGACACGCCGGAGGGGCAAGCCGAGCAGGCCACGAAGTTCAGCGACCTCTGGCAGAAAATCTTTTCCTACGATGCGGAGAAGGACATCAGCATGGCCGATCCCGACACGCACAAGCGCGAATACCAGCGCC